CGTCAAGGTCAACGCGGTTTCCACCCTCAAGGACCCCGCACCGCTCGGCTTCTGTGGCCGGGTCTACGTCGATCTCAACCGCACCGAGACATCGATTCACGACCCGGTTCGCGCCATGACGCGCTTGCCCACTTGCGTTCCGCAGGGCAAGTCAGTCCGCCAAGCACACCAGAACAGGGTTCTGGGCTACCTCAAGGAAGCCCCGGGCACGGTTGTCCACGAGTACGCTGCTGCCGTCAAGCGCTGCTGCAAGTACACCGACGAGCTTGTGTGCGTCAACGCCGACGACGAGTACCTCAAGCGCTCACCCTACCCTTTCGACAACATGTACCTCCAGGACGCCCTCAGCGCCACCGCTGAGAAACTCGACATCACCTTGATCGAGCTCCGGGATTACATCACCGCCCTCAAGCGGGCGACAACCGTGGACGACCTCGAACGACTGAAGAAGTTCGTCGCCGACGGTCCCAAGTCCCACTACCGCTGGTGAACACTCACCGGCCCCGAGCACCGTCTCAAGAAAAACCGGTAGACCCAGCTGACCGTGTCGTTGCGCCTTAGTGCAACGGTGCCTAAGGCTGGGCCTGGCTAGCGCATGGGCGTGCGTGATGCTAGAGGGCAAGACGTCAAAACCAAGATTGATCCTCGTCTCATCAACACTACCACCATGGTTAACAACAGCAAGAAACCAAAGGTGAAGGCAAACTCCAAAACTGCAAATCCCAGAATCGCGAAGGACAAGTCGAAACGAAAGTCAGGCAAGTCCAACGCGTCACCCCGCCTCATGGCCCTGGTGCGCACGTTGCACGACCCTTGCGGGCCGGCACCCGCGCCCGGGTTCTATGGCAGCGCGGATGGTTACATGGTGCGTCACAAACGCGTCTACACCGCAACGGGAGGTTCCGCGTGCAAACACGGTTATTTCCTGTTCGACCCAACTTTCACAAGTCAAGGCTATCTGAGCGGCAACGCCCGCAGATCGTCCTTCTTTAGTTGGGGTACCACAGACCCAGACTTCAGACCACCCAACACCATCGCAAATCCGTTCGGCAACGACGACGACCCACTCGC